GGGTCATGATGTCGCTACGTTAACCCCCAAAAAGATAGATATAACTCTTAACCTAGTTGAATCTCGAACTGGAAACTTTGGAAATTTTCAATCTGGTGAAGTTGAGTTTGGGGATAACATCACTGGTTGGGAGTCGGTTATAGAGGAAAATAACATGGACCCTTGTAATGGGGTTATCGGTCAGCCCAACCAATTTGGATCTCTAGATCCAAGATACACAGGTCTATAATGAACTACACTAATCATTTAAAGCTAGGCTATAATGAAATAACCCACAAAGGTAAGACAGTAGTAACTTCTTTAAATTCATCTGCATTTAAAGGGGCTATGAATCAATTAATGTCTTTATCCTTTAGGGTAGGAACAATACCTCCTGGATTTGAACACCGTGCTGACAAGATATCAAATTTATTTTATGATACTCCCGATCTTGATTGGTTGATATGTTGGACAAATAACATATCAGACCCTTTTCAGCAATTGAATGTCGGTGATAGAATAAGAATAGTAAATATCTAACATGTCTAAGTCCTACCCTTACAATGCTATACTGACTAGAGACTCTTCCGTTGTAGATAAATTATTTTTTAACGAATTAACAGGGGTGAAGAGCTTCAACTCTAGATTAAAATCATTAACCTCCGAGCAGGTTAAGAATAGTCTTATTATTTCACCTCATTCTAATAAAGATTTTATTAGTCTTGACGTTTCTATATCTGAAGGAAGAGGAACTAGATATGTAGTTTTAAAGGTAATTGAAAGCAATGAGATGCTGGAGTTCTTTGGCGTAACTAAAAATGGATACGAAGAGTCTCTTCTGAATAAAGTGAAGATAAACAGTGCCGTCACTTCGGGAGGAAAAAACAATCCTTTGCAGTTTTTGCAAGATGCAGTTAGACCTAGATTTTTCTTATCTTTTGGAATAGGCGACAGGGTTAAAGAGTGGTCAGGTCCTTACAGTTTAGAATTAATAGATGTGAATGTTACTATAACTTCTGACGGTGTAAGGGAAGCAGAGTTTATGTTTACTCCTGCAATTGAATCTTTATCTATATTTACTAATAAAGCATACGATGATAGTACTTATTCCCAATCTCATTCAATATTTGATGCTAAGAATTTGGAGAAAGAAAAGTTTCTAGCTCAAAGCTATCATTTTATAAAAGATGAGTACACGCCTGAAGAGGGGTGGAATTATTGCATAAGATATATTTTAACTGAATTTATTAGCAAAAAATTTACTTCGATTCCTCGCGGTAATTGCATGGTTCTTCTTCCTGATGATTTTACCAAAATTCAAAATCATCCGCTGCCCAACAAGAATGGATCACCTCCAACCTTCCAGACTGCTAACGTAGGTTGGTTAAAGGATATAGGAATAGAGCTTATTAATCTAAATAACAGAGGTGTCAACCAAGCTGCGTCAAGCAAGGACCCACCTTTTACGTCGGACTATAAAAAGCAAAGAATTATAAAAGCTATGTCCGCTGGTTCTATAAGGCTGAAAAAGATTAAAGAAGAATTATTTTTGGACAAAGAGGAAAATACTTTTAGTATTAACGAATTAACAAGATTTAAAGTTCAGCCAGTAGATAAACTTAAAGATTTGATTGACGAACAGAAAGTAATTAATAAAAGGATAGATGACATTAACATTGAATTAAATGCCCTTGATAACGGTATAGAAATCAAAAGACCTGTGGAATTTACTGGTAATGCGGGAGAATTGGAGCGTTACGCTCGCGACGAGCGGATACCGTTTGAACCCGACGAATCGTTTAAAACCGCTCGCCAAGTATACGAGGAGGAATTTCAAGTTAGACTAAAGAAAGTGATACCTCTTAGAAATCCTGATAAGACTAGGGAGTCTTCCAAACAAATCGGTAAGTCTAAGCCTCTGTTTAGACTGGACATGGGGGAAGACTACAAGTCCGAGGATGCGGATAAAAAGAAGTCTGAAAACATTTTGCTATCCTTAAAGCCTTTATATGACTTTGTAAATGGTATGGAATATAAATCTGAAAGCTCTAAGTATCCTCATGATTTTACTATCGTAGAAGAGCATAATGTACTTGTTTTAAACAGATTGTTCCGAGAACGTCTCATTGAGGATGGTAAGAAACCCGCAGTAATTTTTGGAAGAAAAAGCTACATAAATAATTTACTATACCCTAGCACCAAAGAGTCGCTTGATACACCAGATAATCCAGACAGTATGTTTTTTGAAGGAGATCTAGAAGACGATCCAATAGTATTTGACGATAACGATCCAAGACGAAAAATTAGAAAGTCCTTACAGACAGGTACTCGTGGGTTGAACCCCGAGGATAGTATTATCGATAATTTAGATAGAGCAATACGCGATAAAGGATTTATGAGAGCCATTGCTAGAGCAGAATTGTGGGGATCCTATAAGAGAAGTTACTTAGACTACTGGAGTGATGAACAACTAAAAGGGTATAAAACTTCTTCTTTTAATGAGGTACTTGATGATTCTGTTTTAAACTTTTTAGGTAATTCTATAGCTTTTGTTGATCGTGTTCCTTTAGTTTTTACATACAATACTAGAAAGGCTAACGTATTAAAACTTTCTTTTGATAGTAGCCCTTACAAGGCATCCTTTTTAGATTACTCTTCTGAATCAACTTATAACTTATTGGATCAGGCGTTTGATATCGAAGAGGTCATATCAGATGATTCTATCTATACGGATTCTTTAGGAAAGTTAATAACTTTCCTTGCCGATGAGTTAAACAAGGCTAGGGGTGAACATAACTATAATAATGATGTTATAGATTCTTTAAAAACTGCGTTAGAATCCGAGGGTGCTCTAATGTATCTTGGATCTCTAGATTATATCACAGAACCTGAAACGACTAAAACAAAGCCTACTGATACCGCAACTTTCTTACAAGCTGTTCTAATTAGAGCCGCTTTTAAGTCGGATAAACTTAAAGTAAATGCACCTGGAAAAAACTTTTTGAATGAATTAAACATTTTAAGAAAAATAAATAAGTATGTTATTGACGTTAACCTTAAAACTCTTCCATTTTTCAATCTTCAATCGTCCTTGGGTCGCCCATGCATCTTACACGGCAACTCTAATTATGTCGTAGGTTCCAAGATATCAGAAAGAATGCGGAGTGATGGTGGTTATAGCGTAGGATCAGAGTCTTTTTTTAATGGAAATTACATGATGGTGGAAGTTAAGCACCACATGGATCCTACTAATTCATACTCAGAATTTAAGTTAGCAAACAGCGACTACGGAACTAACACCAGTCTTACTAACTCGGTTTGGACTGAATTATTTTCTGAGACATTAAAGGCAGCTAGAGAGGCAATAGAAAAAGCTAAAAAACTAGCGGAGGTAGCTAAAAGACTCGAAGAAAGTAAAGCCGCAAAGAGAGCAGCCGCAGAAGCGAAAAGAAAGGAATCGGAAACAGGCAACGGAGGAGGCAAATGAATGTACTAGTGGGAATTGTAGAAAGTTTTAACGATGCTACCGAAACTGGAAAGATGATTGTATCCTTCCCTTCGTTAGACAACAGAGTAGAGACGGTTACCTATACTTCTCCTTACTATCGCATGAATTCTGGAGGTATGGTGGCAATACCTGAGATAGGAACAGAGATTTTAGCTCTGCATAATACTAATCCAAACGATGGAGAGAGTTTATTCTACTTTTTATCATGTGTGATATCGGAAAAGTACAGAGGAGGTTCAGATGAATTTTTGCAAAACCCTTCTCCAGGAAAGCAATCTCGCGCTAGGATAAATCCAAACTTCACTCCGTTTAATAATAACGACACTAAAGCTAAGATATACGCTAAAGACGGAACTCCAGTAACTCAAGCATTTACTAACACTGCGGGAGCAGGATTATACATTCACAGGGATTTCGAAAAAGTACCAATAGCTAACGATGTCACTTTAAAGTCGGAAGGAGGAAACGAAGTAAACGTAGGTAGTTTAGGAGTTCAGATATCAAATGAGGAAGGGGACTCCGTAGTTCTAACAGGTGCTACAAAGAATGACATGTATGCAAAGAGGGGACTATACATTGAGACTACTGGTCCTCAAGAATACAAATGTGTTAACTCAGATATTAACATGAGAATTCTTGAGGGTGGTGACATAAATATTGAAAACAATTCTGCTGGTCTTCGATCTCTGGGCAAATGGTTTGGAAATATTAGATTAAAGAGTAGGTTTCGTAATATAGATTTAGTAGGAGGTTCTCCCACTAGTAATGTAAATATAATTACACCTGGAGCTAACATACAGGTTGACGGACTAGGTAATATAAAAATACTATCTACAGGTGGATTAAATTTTAATACTATTGGATCTATGAATTTTACATCTAACACAGGGGATATAAACTTAACATCATTGGCGGGATCCGTAAATTCTTACGCCGGTATGGCTATATCTACGCAGGCTACAGATTACTTTAAGAACAACTTACCAGATAATTTCGCTGGTGCTACTGCAACTACGAATGCGAGGACCCCTCCTTTCCCAGTTCCACCTCCTCTTGCAAGCGAACCACCTGATATTACAGCTAATGATTACGGAGATCCTTTAGGAGCAATTTAATGGCTTTTGACGCAAAAACATTTTTAGAATCAGATCCTAGTAATAGTTTAGGAGGTTTAGGGGCTAGCTTTGGATTGCCTAGCTGTATGCTAGGTTTAGCAGCCGATGTACTAGGTCTTATACCTGCTCCTATCCTCTTGGCGATGAGGCAAGCTATTGAGTTTGCTCAAGCATTAGCAGACGCTGTTATTAAAAGAATTAATTCATTCATTAGGGATTTATTAGGTATTTCATTATTCCCTGACAGAGATGGGTTTAAAGGATACTTCTCTGAGTTCTCCAGATTTAAGATGGATGTTCTTTCTGGGATCGTAGGTGTCATAGCTGGATTTGCTGCTTTCGCGCAGGCAATACAACAAGCCTCTGAAGAATTAATGGGGAGATATGATCAAGCTGTTACTTGCCTCGCTGCCTTTAAAAAGTCTTTAGATTTTCAGAATGGAAATGCAGGAGAGAGAAGAGCGGAGTTAGCTGCCCTTGAACCTGCTGGATACGATAATATGATAAACTCCCAGTTTGGAGTTTACTTTCAGCAATCTCAGCAAGCTCAACAATTTAGCGATGAATGTCAGGATCAACTAGATGTTATTGATGGAATCTTATTAGAAAGAACTTTAAACCCTTCTTTAGAGCCTGGAGATTTGCCTGATGAAGTTGTAGAGTCAGTATTCCGTTTGGAAGCTGGGCCTCCTAAGTCTACCCTTGGTAAGTTTGTTCTCTCTGTTGATGGTCTGTATTATGACTCCAAGACAGATGGGATTACTCCGGCGTTGCTTGAGTTAGATAATAGAAAGAAGGATCTAGATCTTCTTGATGAGGGAGGGTTTGATAATCCTGATCTTTGGAAACTAGAATACGATCCTAGCTTGGGTGGTAGGGGTGCTCCGACAACTTCAGATGAGCTACAGTATTACTTCAATAGTATCTTAGATCCTAAGTTATTAGATAATTCTCAAGCATTATTAAATTTCTATAATGCGGATGAGCTTTTATTGTCTTTGGAAGGGCAGAAGGATAGAAAGGTATTTGATGTTTCATCCGAGATTCAAGAGCTAATAGAGGACGGGGAGTCACAGGCGGTGATATCTAATCTTCGTCAAGTTATGATGTCTGAGACCTCTCATTTCCAGGATAAGATAAATAAACGTAAGAAGCAAATTGAGCTTGCTGTAAAGGTTCCTAACTTCTTGGGTAACGGACCTCAATTCACTCCTGGCAATATTCCTGTAAATGATTTCTCTTACTTAGCTGGATCTAACTTTTTACTAGATATTGAAAATCAAAGAAGCATAACTATAGATCAAGCAGATGTTACAGGCGTTGTCTTGCCTTTAGAGATTAAGTATACTGACAAGATTGAGACTAATGATCCTGTAGTGTTGGATCATATTCTATTGAGTAATGTGGCTAAGGGAGAAATAATTAGCAATCCTTCTAGTCCTGCTGCTCCTACTCTCCATATTAATGATCGTATATCGGAAGATGGATTAATTGCATTATACAATTACCTAACTGTGCAATCAAGTTTACCTTCGGGAACTGACTTTGGAGTTCATAACAGTAGTAGATTAGGAGGGGGTTACGCTTCTCAAATTGTCGGGTCGGTATCTAGCGTCTTTGATAAGGGTCTAGGTATACCTTTCTTAAGCGGGGTAGCGTTACCTAGTAAGGATGATAATTCAGTGATTGGAAGTATGGGATCTTATGTTAAGATCCCTTCTAAAAATGAATTTAAAGACTTCTTGTATAATAGTCGAGGAGCAAGTTTTGAAACATGGGTATATGTTCCTAATTTAGATAGTGTTGTTGCTGGATGGAATATAAACGATAACAGTACATCGGGATTATATCGTCTCATATTGTCTAATGAGAATGTAGGCATAGCGGAAGGTAAGGACCCCCAGCCAGACATAGATAATTTAAATTTAGATTCTGGAACGGATGTTGTAAGAGGTTTAGTATACGGATTCACAAGGGATAGAAGATTTACACAAGGGTTAGAGCCTAGTAATAATGATTCGGACAACAGCGTTGAAAACAGCGTTTTAGTTTTGGCCCCTACACAATCCTATGACTCGTCTAGCGCAGGGTTTATAGCTAATAGAACAGAAAACTGCAATAAGGATTCCTACTATGGAATGAAAATTCCTGTATGGCAAATAATTAATAACAAGTCCTTGTCGAGTTGTGGTGATTCTTTTTGTCAACTGTCAGTATCTTTAGATCCCGTTGAGGATAAAATAAGCGTTTATCTTGACGGTTCCTTACTGTCCACATCCAGTTATCAAGGAGTTTTTGGAACTAGTAAACCAGGGTCCACTTTTAAGGCACCTTCCGTATACCAACCTAACTCCTTTCAGTATTCGGCGGGACCTTATCTAGATCCTTACTTTACTCCTTGGATTATAGGCGGCGGTTATACGGATGGATTCTCAGCAGGAAACTTCATGGGAGGAGAGTATGGAGGAAAGGTTAGTGGTCTAAAAGGCTACGTAGGTTGTAATAGATTTTATTCAAAACCTCTTAGTGGCGATGAAGTTCTAAATAATTATAAAGCAACTAAAAACTTCTTTAAGAATATATCCTTTAGAAGTGATTGGGAGCCTGTTACAAGTGAGTAAGCATGGTAAATAAGTATTTTGTAAACTGTAGGGGTGCCACCTTTAATAAAGTTCACGCTGATGAATGGGCTAAGTCGGGAGGCTTACCTAGAATGAGTACTCCCTTTCAGCCGGTCACTACTGAGTATGATAAAGACTTGATGATTTTCGCAGGGTCTACCAAGACTTCCAACTGGCTTCATTGGGATTCCGATGAGGCTAACATCCAGTTAGATCACTTAAATAAAATTGGAGTAAACTTAATACGGGTATATGGCGACATGTTCACCTGGGATGCTTTAGGAAGTAAGTATCTGGAGTCGGTAGAGTCTTTGTCGAAGCTATGTAATTCCAAAAAAATCTATATTCAATGGGTACTATTTGATGGGTATACTCAGGATGACACTCCGTTTAATGGACACTCGTTAGGATACTTTGATCCCTCTACTATCCCTGAGGCTATGTCTTGGGGAATGCGTAGATGGCAAAGATGCCCTACCATCAACGCAAACAGCCTTAGCGGAACCAGAGATTTCTATAAGTTGGTTGAGGATATTCCTACTCGATCAGTATCTTCTCTTACACCTAAAGTAGAATCCTACATATCCGATATGCTGTCTACCGCAGGAAAGTATAGATCTGCATTAGCGTGGGAAGTAATGCACGATGTGAACATTCTTGACACTGAAAATAACGGCTATTCTTTTTTAACTGCTGCCATAAACAAGGTAAATTCGTTAAAGACTGCAAATCAAAAAACTACAATTTCGTCAAAATACTTAAATGTGTATAGTACTAAGGGGTCTAATGGTGTACCCGATGTATACGATAGCACTTTAATAGATCAAGTAGTTCCTTTACTAGATTACGTTTGCGAGCTAACAACTAATTTTACAATTTTAGGGTTTATAAACTCTTACAGAAGATTACTTGATTTCTCATCTAAGACTAATAAGCCTTTTATATTAGTAGATTCATTTAATGAATCCTTATTGACTCCTTCTGAATTTTTTAATTTTGGAAAGGATTTTAACGTAGGAGTTATCTGTGAGGGACTCGTTGATCGGGCTATGAGTAGAAAGCCTAATAATGATACGAAAGGAATTTTATATGATGATGGGTCTTGCAGAAGAGTTGTTGATGTTAGTGCCATAAACTCTAAAGCGGCTAGTGACGGTATAGGGTTTACTAAGTATTCTATAGCCACACAGAAGACTGAGTTTAGCAACCTATACGGTACTGTAGCCTCTAGCTTTGAAAGGTTTAACGCTCACGGTGACTTTGGGCATTGGACGTTCTCTTCAATGTTAGAAGCTCATGCTGGTTACCCCGAGTTCTCAGGGATACCTATAGGTTACTTACCTATGGCATCCTCGGTGTCATCTACTAAGAATGGGTGGGGAGTCGTAGGAGAAGGGTTAGGATACGGTTATGAGAATAATTATTTATTTTCAAGTCTTAAACTTTGGAGTCAATACGGAAACAAGAACTTCGCAAGTTGGAAGTTATTTCAATACGTATCCGATCCTGTAGATAAGGACAAGGAAGGGTCTAAAATGTTGGCAAAGCTGATAAGGCTCACCCAAGACTTAGACATGACATTCGGACATAATTTTCATAATGCGGAAGGGTATTCCATACCAAGTTTGGTGTCTCTTACTACTCAAACTAATGTACAGACTTATGCCTCAGGTTATTTGCCCACGTCTCTTACTAAATCTAGTGGGTATAATAAAAGCCCTTTAGTTGGAAGTCCTAGGTTTTTTTCGAATCTATCTCCTTCTGATGGAGGGTATAGGCAGTCGGTCACAGACTTAGATAAACCTTTCTGTTATTGGAATAGACCTTCAGGTTATGCTAGCGGGTGCTGTGATTACAGTGCGGCTATTACTGTAGGAACAATGGATGCTGAGTATACCGACATCTTAAATACAAAAATTGATTGGGCATCTTACGATACTGACTTCTTCTATTGGTCGGCATACCTGTATAATGCCTATGTCGAGGCTAATAACAATTTAAAAACTTACCTGGAATCCTTGGGAGATTCTAGGGTGTCTAACTACTTAGTTACGCAAACTCCTATTACTATTAGCTAATAGTTTAGTAAACCCTTCCGCCCTTATTAATGTGATCAGTTCTAAATACAGAATCAGGCAATTCGTCTTTTGGATTTAAAACTTCTTGGAAAGGGTGCAGGCTTAAGTAATTTTCTAATTTATTGATAACGTCATCCGCTGAGGTACCTACAATCAATAAATTTTGGTAGACAATCCATCCCTTTGGTTTAAAGGGGCATCCATTTGTAGACGCGTAGGTTATGCTATAGGGAACTCCGAATTGAAGTTTTTGTCCGAATGGGTCTTCCGTACGTTCCTCACTAGCTTCCCAAAACTCTCTACTAAATTTAGTCGATCTAGCGTCCGCATTGTCCGAAAGTAGGGGATTTCCGCTTACTGCGTAATTAGACATCTCCGATATTACGTCGGTTGGATAAGCCCAATTATCTCTAACCCTTCCTATTGAACCTTTATCAGGGGATAATACGAAATACCTACCCATAGCCACCGAGGATAGGTTACCCGGCGCATCCTCGTTCCTTTCGTGTATGACACATATCTTTCTACTTCCTAACCAATGCTCAGAAGGTGAGGCCCCGTATATAGATCCTGGGTCATGGTAGCCCTCAAACTTTGAAGTTAGCTTTATTCGGGAGTCGGTTCCACTCGATATATACTGGGAAACAGACATAAAGTTAGATTGCTCATCTGTCTCTTCGTTGTTGTCTCCTAGGTAATTGTAGATAATTTTTATGTTTGAACGAAATGCAGTCCAAGATTGTTTTGGGGGAAGAGCACTGAAATACAGGCCCTCTTCTATAGCGGAGGTGCCGGTTATTTTACCTCCACCGGAAAATTCAATCTCATGCACAGGTAATCCCGATATTTTAATCTTCTTTTTATTTTCTGGAGAATAAATATACATTTCATTCATCCTACCGTCAGAGTTACCTCCAATAATAGCATTGTATGTTTGTCCTACGGATGCATATAATTGCGCCCTCTCATGCCAATATTGTATCTTTTCAAAGACTTTTTCTTTAGCGGCTTCCGATTGCTTTTGATCATTAGACTTTAAATACATGTCTGAATTTCTGTAATTATTAGTATCAAAAGCTTTAGACATATAGGTACCGTATAATTCTCTATGTACTCCATCTACGCCTTTGTGGTTTATTTGCTTTTCAAGATAAAGACGATAACCTGTATTAAATGTATTGTTTAGACGAACCGCTCCTCGCTCTGTGGAGTTTATCGGTGTATCGGTAAATCCTGTCCCAGGACCATTTGAATCCCAATACATAGCTACCGAGCTAGTGTTTTCAACAATCCCTGATGCATTCCAGTAAGGTACAGGTGTATACGCATTTGCCGACGTTGCCGTGCCTCCTTTGTATTCTCCTGCAAATTCTACGGGATACATTCCGCACTTTATATTCCCTGAGTTTCCGCTGGTCTCCACTTTAGAGTAGAAACCCATACCTCCTGTCTGTTGGTACTGATCTTGTAAATGTTCAGGGTAGTAATTTGCTGCGGCTGGTGTTCCGCCAGTCTGACTGTATACTTTAGCATTAACACTAGGAAGAGGGTTCATGTATGTCATAGGGAACGGAGGATCGAAATAAAATGAACTTAAGTAATAAACACCTTCATTCTCTACAGGATCAGTTTTTACTCGATCTCCGGTATCCGGCAAGATAACTCTAGAAAGGAAATCCCAGAAACTGTTTAAAGTCTCTACTATTTGGTAATCCCCGTAGCTTTGTGCTCCATAATTCATAGACAGGTCAGGCATACAGCAAACTACTCCGTCAGCATTAGAATACTCATCTGTTGGTTTAGCTATCCACACATCTACCATTCTTCCTGAATTTTCATCTACCTTAAATATATTATTCCCTATTGTAATTTCATTTTCCCCTGGATACTTTGATTGACTTGCATCTTTATTATCTCTAAGCCAATCAAAGTAGGTGTCTATCATGTAGCCCGTTCTCCAATCCCAACTGTTCTCATCGCCTTCCACACCGTAGCCATGGAGAGTCGCTGGTCCCATTATTAATTTTTCAGAGTCGGATGGCTTTAGCAGCCCTGAAACTTCGTCTGAAGCTAAAGTACCTGATCCAAAATACTTCACATCATCCCATCCAGAAGGCTGGAATCTCCCCGTCACAAAGTGATATTCATCTTCAAAAAATGCTCTTCTGTTAGCGTTGGTATGTAAACTTGAAGCATCTACTTTAGGTCGTGTTTGAAGGTTAGTAATCGACTTATTGTTTTTCCTGGTAAGCTGAGGCCCGTAGTAAGCCGAGGCATTAATGGACTCTCCACTAGCTGAGATCTCTTCTGTATTAAGAAATCCGTAATTAGGTGTTCCAGGAATAAAGTTGCTGTGATGGTAATCTCCTATTCTAGCCATGGTATATTGTGGTAATTTGTATAGTGTCCCTAAATATCTATACAGATACAACTATCTGACTACTTTAACATGGCAATTTCAAGCAACACAACAACTTTTGGAAATTTAGTCCCTGGTCCTATGCAAAGACCTGTAACAGGTCAAGATCCTAGATTAGTAGGTTTAGCATATCCTGTACCTGTTGATCCTAAAAACGGGTACTTCAGCAAAATGTCAGGACTATCATTAGTTAAGTCTAATTTAAGGTCTATCTTAAAGACGGAAAGAGGTGAGCGTTTCATGAGACCTGATTACGGGTGCAATTTGCGTAAGTTTTTAATGGAGCCTTTAGATGCCGTAACCTTTTCACTGATAAAAGAGGAGATTGTTATTGCCATACGTAGATACCTTAGCACAGTTTCTTTAGGAAAGGTTCAAGTGTTTGAAACTGTAGATTCTAACTTAAAAGTAAATCTCTTTTGCAACTATAGAAATTTAACTTCGACTTCATTTAATGTCGGTGTAAGGATATAATGGTAGTATTTTCAGGAACGGTTCAATCAGATTTTTTAAAGAAACTTCCTTCTGAACTGGACAATAAGCAGGGACTCATAAATTTCGCTTCGTCGGACTTTAATTCTTTACGATCTAATCTGTTATCGTATGTAAAAGCTAATTTTCCTTTAGATTACAATAACTTTGAAAGCTCTGACTTTGGAATGTTATTACTTGAGATGATGGCGGCGGTAGGGCACATTCAATCGAATAAGTCTGATTACCTTGCTAACGAAAATTACATTGGCACGGCACGTAGTAGAGATAGTGTAAAGAGATTAATGGAGCTTATAGGGGTTCGGATGAAGGGTCCTATTGCTGCTGCTGCTAACGCATCCGTTACATACACTACGAACGTTGTCGGTGCTCCTTCTTCAATGACCGTAGAGGCTGTTGATAGAGTTAAATCAATTACGTCTCCTGAGGACGGAGCTACGTTAAGTTATACGTTATACAAAGTAAACTCAAATGGAACTGTAGATTTAACCACTCCTTCAGTTGATTTAGAATTTGGAGTTTCTTCTTCAGGCGGCACAGTCTTGGTTACGGATGCGGTATTGTTAGAAGGAGCTTTGGTAAGAGAGACGGGAACTTTTGCGTCTCCTGAATCTATCCAATCAATTAATCTAGGTCAATCTCCTTACATTGAAAAAAGTGCTCAAGTATACCTTCAAGGAAATCCTCTGACCGAGGGAATTTACAAAGAAGAAGAAAATATCTATTTCGCTTCGGGTGGCACAGACAAGGTTTTCCAGGTAACGACTGATGAAACTTTTAGGGCCTCTCTTTTGTTTGGGGATAACAGTACTGGTCAAAGCCCCTCGATAGGGGATCAGTATACTGTCACTTATCGAGTAGGAGGGGGCACCAGAGGCAATATTGCAAATGGATCTTTAAACATTCCTATATCTATCACCTCGACTCTAGGAGCAGCTACGGAGAAAATTCAAGGAACTCTGGAAAATACTAGTGTAGGAACTGGAGGAAGAGGTGCCGAGTCTATAGCTCAAGCTAAAAGATATGCGCCACTAGTGTTTAGAAGTCAGGACCGGCTTGTAACTCTTTCTGATTATAAGGGGTTTGCTAATTTGTTTGCCTCTAACTACGGAAGCACTGGAAAGGTCACAGCCACCGTTAGACGAGCTTATTCTTCCGCTAATATGATAGACTTGTTTGTATTAGAACGAGCCTCAGACAGGCAACTGAGGCGTGCTACGAAGGAGTATAAGAGACAGCTTCTGGCTGAGATACAAGACAAGAAGATGCTTACGGATGAGGTTGTCATCGTTGACGGTTTAATCAGAACTTTAGATTTGATAGTAACTTTAACTGTAGATTCTAAATTCAGAAGAAATGAAGCTCCTTTAATTCAGAGTGCAAGAGCGTCTATTGAAAACTACATGAACATTGATAACACCGACTTTGCGGAGCCTTTCGTTCCACAGGATCTTATTAGAACTGTTCTAGAGGATGAAACTAATATTAGATACGCAACGGTTGACAATGTGGAATCTGCAATTAGAGTAGGCTTTAATGAAATCATACAGCTTAATAACTTAACTGTCAAGGTAAATTACATCTAATGTCGGGTAAGACTTATTTAAGAAATCAAACATACTTTAAGCCAAATTACTTTAAAGCATTAAAGTACATTCTTCCTGAGTATCTCTATGAAGATGATATCGAGGGAACCGCTAAGGACGTTGATGTAGTTGACACTTTAATCAACTCNCATTTAGATATTGCTAATAATATATCTTCCGTCTTACATGTTAGTGCTTTTTCGCAGGGCTTATATAGTTCAATAGATTCCTTTGAGGGCATAGCTCCATTTTTTGTAAAGCAAAATCAACTAACCAACATTACTACTCAGGAGTTTGAAGATGATGTTCTTACTTATTTTGACAGGACGTTTGCTAGTTTTGAGACCTTAAATGAGTTTGACCAGTTCCTAGAGGATACTTTACTTCCAGCTATAAACTTAAACAACCCTAACTCTACTTACTTTGGGAGCATAGGATCCACTTCCGCTATACACAATTATTTAATAAATAAACTATCTTGGATGTATTTTTTAAATACTTCAGGAGCTTCCTTTGACCCCTCTTCTTATGTTAAGGGTTTAATAACAAGTAGTTTATTTATAGGCAAGTCGGTGAACCTTAGTGACGGTATTAAGGGACTGACGGAGTTTGTATGGAGAAACGAAATGGGGGATTACTATCCTTCAAGTTTGTTTGCCCCTGGATCATCTGCTTCTTTGAGTGGGACACAGCAATTAGATAAGTTAAAGACCTGGGTTGATGTAGTTTATTCTCCTCTTTATGCTGACAAATCCGACTTTACTGTTAGAGATAGATTTCAAACCTTTTTTGAAAACAGTATAAAGTATACTGATAAGGTTGAAAGTGGCCCGTTTGCCAGATTGATAAGGTCGTTATCTTTCCTTGCTTTTGACATCAACAATCAAACCGAAGAGATTGCTTCGCTATATGATATAGATGATTGTCCTGATGATTACCTTCCTCTTGTAGCTCAATTAATTGGTTGGGATTTGTATGGGGATGATGCGAATAAATGGAGGCTACAACTAAGAAACGCTGTTTCAATTTACAAAACTATCGGAACTAAAAAAGCAATTCAAAGTACTGTAAATACTGTTTTCCCTAAAGATAAATTTCCCATTGAAAGTAGGATTACTGAGATGTGGGAGTCTTATGTTCCTTATCTAATTTACTACGCTTTAGCTACGGAGTCTGATAAGTTTAAAGACTTCCAGACATGGAATCGTGACGAAGCTGAGAACATGGATGTTGAAGGTTACTCAACCAACAGCATGGATGAAAACATTAGGATGGCTGTCGATAGGATTCTCCTAGAAACAGTCCAGCAGTTTCCTGATAGTTTTTCCCTAACTTATTGGATCGAACAATCAAGTTTATCGTTTAACTACAGAGGAAGAGTATATCCTATTCCTCCGTTTGAAGAGTATCCATACTATGTTAACGTAGAGCTAAACCAAGATATGATCAGCTTTATAGCTGATAGATTAGCTTGCTTTGGAGTTAGACAGGAGTTTGCTTTGGATGTTAGCTCCTACATATCTTCTAATGCATTGAACGTCGATGATGAGCCTCGTGCAGGGTCATGGTTACTATTTACGTCAGGCTATAATTCTCCTCCAAATCTTGATAACCTTATATTGAACCTTAACGATAACAGGTTTGATTATGCTAGCTTGTGGTCAGGTAAATCTTCTCACTTTAAACTTGTTTTAGATGCTTCCGAATTTGATTTCACTAAGAAGGGCTTGACTGACGTTGACTCCGGGGATGCTATAGGACTTCTATCTCAGTCTGTGCTTAGGAGTGCTCCTGCTCACTCCATACCTTTAATATCCCTAGAAGTTTCAGGAGAACCTGATTTAGTATCCTTGGAGGGTAGTTCCCTTCCTTTGATATACTACGACAAGACTGAAATAAATGTAGGTGCTGGAGGTAATTACTTCACTAAGGGATTTTCTTTCAACAGTTATAAGAGAGGAATTAATCCTGGGGGAAACGATATTCAAAGATCTTCTATTCAAAGCTTGGTATCTCCTGAGTTTTTAGCGCAGATAGATCATCTACAGGACACTAAGACGATAGTAAGTGCAGTACCTAGAAATACTTCTAGAAGAAGATCCTATGAGAAAGTAATGCCATTTAATGGGTATTACGATAGGACGGGATTTAATATGCCTGTTGGATTTAGCATGGCATCAGGTTTAAGCGGTATTCCTTTAGGGTTAGTCCCTAGTTCTTTGGGATACACTCCTGTTACTAGCCATGTTAATCTTCCTGCTATCTGGGCGCAATGCGAAGGATTGAATTCTACCAATTCTTATTACGAGTATGATGTTAGTAACACTCAAAACGTAAGAGGCATAGCGTCCACGTTCCAAAGTAATTCAGACTATACTACTGATCGAGGGCAGCTTCCAGGAATATATGCTTCAATGCATAGGATAAGTGAGAATGAAAAGTATCTAAGATCTTATCTTGTTAGCGGTCCTATTGCACTTAAAAATCAAATAGCTATTACCACTGATGAAACTGAGTTAAATACCTTACGAGATTTGCTAACAAATCAAACTAGGGGTATACTTCAGTCGTATGCTAACGGGTTTAGCAACTCTTCTGTAGTAGGATACGCATTCCCTGAGTCCACTAGTGATTATTATAACTTTGAATTTGGAAGAGATTTACACAGGCTTTACCATCAATACAAAGACAACTTCAAGTGGCACAGGTTAAGTCCTGAGGTACAAGAGTTAGATGGTGCAAATTTATTCTCTCATGTTTTTGGGCCTTTAGTATACAATCATAATTTTGAAAAATTAGGAAACGTAACGGAATTAGTATCAACCTCTTTTGCTTCTCCTGCTAAGATAAGTGTTACTAGCACTCCCTTTACAGGAGCAGGATCCTTCGCTGCTTCGTCGCCAGAGAGTATGTATTTGGATACTCCTGAAAGAGTATCTTCTGGCATAATAGATGGAGTTGAGCTTGTACTAACTTCAGGTACAAGCGAGAATAATTCTTTTTCTATAATTAAAGTTCCTGGTAGTTCGAAGAAATCGTATGAGGAGACTTTCCTCTTTGATAAGACTTTGCTATTAATGAGGTCAGGATTTGGTGCTCTTACAAGGATTAGATTTGATATTTCTAAGTATGAAGAACCTTCCAATCATCCTATCTCTAAGAACTTCTTAACTCCTGATCACGACTTTAAAATTGATTTAAACAGTATTATTAGCAATGATGCGGGAACCTTCTTGGGAGGGCGAAGAGTAGGGGTTTGGATCCACACTAAGCCTGAGTCGGGNAANATGTGGACTTACGATAAGTATGGTAAGTGGATCCATCATGATCAACGGGTTAGCAGATNACAATTAATGTCCAGATACGGTCATATCAAGTCTTTAGCTTATAAGCCAAATGATCCTGAATCTACTAATACTCCTGGTCTAGAGTGTATCGATAATACGGGGACCTCTAGGACTTCTCCAGTGATTGGATTAGGTGAAGATGATTTTGAGAACTTTGAGATTCACTTTGATACTAGGAACAGAGAGTTAATAGTTCCGAAAGATTACCAAAGCTCTTATGGACAGATTCACAGGTTAACTCAAGAGTATGTAGTTGAAGTATTTATGGCTCCAGGATCCCAACCCGATGAATTTATGTTGATTGACAAGGTTAGTATTCAAGACTTAACATTAAAAACTTTGTCAGAAGTATTTGCAGCAGGAACTCTATCTGATCCTCTATGCAGCTTAAGTGAATTTAAATACGGTTGTGAGGAGTATAGGGTGGAGCTTTCTAAGAAAGATTTGTTTGATGTTTTAAAGCATTTTAATAACTTGTCAGGAAAGAATGCTGCGGTCCCTTATGCTAGCAGAGACAAAGATAAGACTGAGACTATAATGGGACCTCAGGGAGGTTCAAGGATTAACTACGTATTCACAGATGATTTCATTGGAGGTACGCACCTTCTTAATCCTATACTTCATTTAGAGACTGTATTTTATTCATAATGATTACTCAAGGATTTGGAGAAGTATTAACTGATGCCCTTACGGTAAACCCTGCGCTAGCTGACCTCCCTTCGGCAAGCGCGATATTAGACACTTCTAACTATACTTTCCAAGCTATAACTTATGGAAAAGATGCAGACGGGTTTAAAGGGTTTCATTCACATGCAGTTTTAAACGATGATGCAACAGGGTGGGTTAATGGTGCTATTCCAAACGGAGCGTCTTCTTACGACGCTCAAATTTTTGGTGTTATAAACTACGCTTTTCCTGTATCGGGGCTTTCTGGTACTGTAAGTTCTTATGTTACTTCAGCTACTTATGTTGAATTTTCCTCGACGTATAACTCAGTGCCTAATTATCCAANCATATCAGATACTCGCTTAGAAAGAGGCTCTACCTTAAGTACTGCTGTATCTTCATTCTATATCCCTAGCGCATTACCCGACTTAGGCCACTATCCCAATGCTGCTATAGATCCTCAACTAAGTAGTATTTGGAATAAAGTAGGAGGATATCCCGTCTCTGGANATACTCTTTATCTATTTTATTACGGCGGTGGAGGGTCTTTAACTCCGGTATTTAGTGGTACTGTCAGTAGCTATTACAATGCTAATTCTCTGTTAGATAAAGACGGGTACTTAACCATGAATCCCTCAGGAGTAGGTCCTTCCGGGCCTGCTTCTAGGTATGATAACGGACCCATTTTAGTTAGCGCAGCGGCCTCGGTAAGTAACGATCTGATTCCAGAACCTATGCATCCTTCGGGAGGATTTATAAAGTTGTGTTCCGTCATTAGGAATGGNGACGCAGTGAGCCTAGCTTCTTTCGGAGGAGTTAAACACGTAGGGGTTTATTGCATGGATGTTAAGAAGATGCTATCAGAAGGATTATTACCGCCTTATAAATGGGATGCCCTAAATAACATTAGAAAATATAAGCTTGTAGCAAAGGTAACTACTATACATGATCCTTTGATGCATAGNGACTTTGTTGAAGACCCGTATGAGTTATCAGGTCTACAAGATTTACTTAATTTAGGAAAAATTAGCCTCGGTTCGCTATACGGTCAGCAAGCAGGGCCTATCGTTTCTATAATATTTGATTTTAAATAATATGAACATATCACTATCAAGTCAATTGGGTATTAAAGGTCATCTTACTATCCACAAGGTAAAGGATGATCAGGAAGAGCTACTTTATGACGAAGATAATGTCATTGTATCGGGGTTCGGATGGGCGTTAGCTCATCTTTACGGTAGAGTGGGGTCAGACACTATTACTGATTACCAAATCGATAGGTTCAAGTTAGGTGTTAGCGGATCTCAGGCACTTCAAGTAAGCTCTACCTCCGACCTTTCTGGATCCCTGTCATCTGCTGCGGAATACACATCGACTGGCGACAGCAATCTAGCTGCCGTATCAGGATATCAATGGCAAAACAATGACGCTCCGGCTACCGCAAGATGGTATGCTAAGATACCTTACAGCAAGGTTACAAAGGTAGATGACAGGACTGTAAGGTACACTATATTCATTGACGAGGATTCTTGTAATAACCTTTCTAGACCAGGAGTCTCTGAGGCTAGTTTAAATGAAATTGGGTTGTTTGTAAAGAATCCAAAAGCAAGTTCACCTGAGACTTCTATTTTAGCAGCTTACAGGTACTTTAGCAATATTAGAAAAACATCAGATTTCGGTCTAGTGTTTAGATGGACAATATCATTCGGATAAAATGTTAAACCCAAGTGACGTGTATGTTGAAGGTGGCTCAGATAAGCTATTAGTCTGTTGGACTGATAAGGTTACGAAATATGACGCTAGCTCCTTTTATAACTGGGAGCAAGATAACCTGCCTTTATATGATTTAGATGAGCGTACTCATTTAGCTTGGGAGAAGTTTGGTCACCCTACCTCAGCATTGACAGGGATGTCATTTATTGTATCCGCAGACGCTACAGACTCTTGCAACCCCTTGTACTTCACTACTCTTAGTGCTTGTGTGGCTGCGTTACCAGAGGTTATTAATTATCCTATTCTTGTAGAAGTTGCAAGCTTTGGCAACCTAGGAGGTTTAGAGTTATCTAATAAGTCTTTTGGTCCTAGAGGTTCTATTGAAATTATAAATAGAAACAGTTCTTTTGGGTCGCCTACTACCGCTAGTGGTGCGGGTAGCAATAAGATGTCTTATGCTACTTTTGATTCGGATTACACAGATTACTCTTTAGTTTCTTCAATTAGCAATGGCAATACCGCCTCTATAGCTGCTGCTCTGACAGCGGGATCTGCATGCCCTCTGCTAGCTAACGATGCTCAGAATGCTAGACTTCTTACGAAGGGTAGTAATGGAGAAAACATATTTATTTCTTCGGGTGTTTCACCTAGTTCGTATGCAGATGCTAGATTTGTAAATCCTTATGTATTCTGTAAGAAAACCGATTTCAATGCCCCTTCTTTAGGTAGATTAACGGCTTCTCTTTCAAGCACTGAAGCCCCTTGGGATGTTGCGGCTACGAGTATTACTGTTGCTTCTAAATTTAAGTTTACTCCTTTTGATAAGGGTAGAACTGCTGAGAAAGATACTTATGACGTGAGCACCGTAAACCACTTATCTGGCGATGAGATAAAATGGGGTGGCTTAAGTAACAACAGTCCTATGACTGCTTTTGCTTACTTTAATAGCCTAGATTATATTAAGGTTAACAATTGCAATGGTCCTGTCTACATTAGAAATTTCAATGTGGATAGTCAACATGCGAAGGACAGGGGAATTGAAGTAAAAAACTCCAAGGTTAATTTAGAAAGATGTTCAGTCTCTAGAGCTAACAAGGCAGGATTACATGTAGATAGCTCTGAGGTTAATTTATTAAGAGGGTTTGTTTCATTTAGAAACTACGAATTAATTAACCTAGTGAGGACAGGTGTACCTTTTGCAGACAAGAGAGAAAGCTACGCTAGTCAGGACTCTTACGGTGCAGGAATTTACGCAATTAATTCTACTGTAAATATACAGTCTACTTATTCTAGAGATATTGAAAAGTCTTCTCAAGCCTCGGCTGCTCCTTACTATGCTAATTGGGCAGCGGCAGCAGGAACATCAGGTATTCCTCTTCCTTCCTTAGAAGCTATTTACTGCTTGTCTAGAAATGACATAGGCATCCATGCTGTCAACTCTACCATAGCAGGCGGAAGAACTGAGCTAAACGGAATTTCTACCATAGCCTGGAATGACGCTATTGCATTAACTTCTGAACTTAATACTGAAGCCGGTATACGATTAGAAAATAGTGTTGTAGATTATAGTGGTAGATTACTACTGGATGGAAATTATTTTGGTCTTGATTCTGCTAACTCAAAGGTTTTCGTCGATTCAGTAGCAGCTAGGTATAATCAAGCAACAGGATATAAGTTTGTAAACTCTGAGTTCGTATACAATAAAGATTTGTATGCCGGATATCTTAGGGGAGTATCCCAGGAAGTAGGGATTGAGACACATTTACTTTCGCAAGTTTTAGGTGCTTCAAATAACAAGGATATAGAATGCTATAACTCAACCATAACCCCCTTGTATGCGAGTTCTATGCCTAGCCTTTATCAAGCGGTTTACACTGCTTCCTCTTTTGGCAAGTCTGATAAGACAGTAGGCAGCGATGGCACTGTCTTGCTTCCTTCTATTGAAGCTACTAATAACTCTAAATTAGATTTGATCGGTGCTCATATTGATAGGTCCGAAATAGAAGATGATTTAACAGGCAATTCAGAAGCTTGCTACGGAGCAATGATTAAGGCAACCGACAATTCAACAGTTGTTTGTAGGGGAACTAATCGATATGCTAACGTCATGTTGGGTCCTGATAGTAGGGCGAAGTCACATCCTTTAGCCGCCGTGTATGCTGGGAACAATTCTAAGGTGGCACTTCAAGGCCCTACTGTCATAGCTATGGTGGGTGTTGATGCTTTGGCTGAGGGGAACTCAATTATTGATTTCGGACCTCACAGAAATAGTGAAAATGAATTACTAGTATCCTCTTTTGATTTATCCTCTGACTCGTCAAACCATAGTAGAGTTGAACTGCACTCTGTAAGAGCATGTCTAGTAGCTAATCAACAATCTAAAATCAGTATGACTGATTTAGGTAGTTATACTACTTTATATGAAAATAGTCCTAGCGTGAGTGCCCGAGATGATACTTACACTTATCCACTTAGCGATCAAAAAGAACTTTGCGTTAGTGGTGGATGGATGCAGTTATATCCTAATGCAAATATAGTTAGAGCGGCAGATAAGGTTCCTTACAAGCCAGCAAACCTTCCCGCTAAAAATGGGAGTGCAAGATATGCTTTTGCATCGGAAGCGAGTATTCTAGGGTATAGGTATCTAAACGCTTACGCCAGTCTTGACGCTACTCCTTCTGCTGTTACAACAGGTGGAATGTCTGTAAGGGCGGTTGGAGATAGTTTAGTAGAGGCTACTAATGTTCACTTCCCTTGTGGATGGCCTAACTGCTCTGGTGTAGTCTATGATTTCGATGGTACGGTTCCTCTTCCGGGTCCTGTATGTAGCAGGTTGCACATTTGGAATATTGCCGATACTTCTTTACTGAAGGCTTCCTACTTATCTATATCGGGAGTTCATCCAGTTGATGCTGCTTATCACGGTCCTTCAGGAACTTGGAATAATCATTACGGTGCTCCTAGTACAACTCCTGATACTAGCGGGTTATCTATTTTAGATTACTATGGAGTGAATACGGCTGATCCTTTCTTAGGCAGACCCTCTGTTCAAAATCTTGGAGCTTTCCGATTGTACTTCTCTGTTGACCCAGTTGCTAAATTCCTTGATGCTGCTGGAGGATCTTTGTCAGGAGTTATTCCTCAGGTATTCTCACAAGGCTATAGTTTTTCCGGTGCTGTATCAGCCACTGACAATACTTTCTACGGAGCTAGCGCAAACTACACCTCTCTACTTAGAAAGAAACTTGTCAATGGTATTGAAACTAATACTTGGGTGGCTTCTGGATTTTACTATCCTTCTGAAATGGTATCAAATCCAGATACAACCTTGGTAATCGTAGATGATTCTGGGGCTAACGCATTTGCAAACGCGAAACATAATTCAGTTGACAAATCCTTAATAGGAAAGCGTGTTAATATCTTCTACCCTACTAAGGGATTTGGAGGCGACTCTGATACTGTTTCACAATACGGACAAGGACTATTATCAGTAATAACTTCGATCTTAAGAAGGATGACTAATGGCTACTAAATACTACGACACTAATTACACTTTTATCAACCCTGTTAGATACTTTAAGGCTAACGATCCTTACTACTTTGAAGTTGACAATATTCCAATTAAGCAATTAGAAGAGAGTAACAATTTTTTAAAGGATCAAGTAGATGGTCTTCTAGATGAAGTTAATAAGACTGAAGAAACCGCTGAGATTGATAGAAGTGGATTTAGCGAACTTAAACCTTACGTTGTAGGTAATGACAGGGTAGTAAGGGTAAAGCCTGGACGTTACACTTCTCGTATAAATAACGCTTACTCCTTAACACCCTTGCAAGTTGTCGATCAAGTGTTCGGGTTAGGTAATGCTGTAAGTGGAGAATCTAACACTTGGCAAACTGAGACCAATAGAGGTTCCTATGTATCAGGAATACTAAACGAGTTTACCAGAGGAAGAGAAGCTATTGCTTTAAATATGAATGGTCTTTTTGAAAGATCTTTTGTATGGCCTATTGACACTGAGGATGGAGAAAGCCTCACAACTCCTAATCTACTTAACGTAACCAATAATTTAGATTACGGGGGCAATTTAGCAGGGGATGATAAGCCTTTATACCCTAACGTCATTGGAGCGTTAATAAAGAGTATGACTGAGGATTTAACTAGAAATCTAACTCTTGTTAAGAATTTATATGCTCCTACTACCCCTCGTTTTGGAGGGCAACAAGGTAGAACTGAGTCTGAGTTTATAAAGAGATGGAGAGGAGCTATTAGAACTTCTGTTGTAGATGTTCCTGATGAGCTTCAAATAGAGATTCCTCCGTTTGTTGGTGATGACTTCTTTTACACTAATGAGGCAGGAGATAAAACTAATGTAGATTCTAATGTAAGAATTGATTTAGTATTTATATATTCAAAAGCTGTCGATGAAGTGGATACTACCATCGCAAAGTTCGACTCTCTTGGAAATGTAGAGCCTCCTAAGACCACGCCGGTTCTGGGAGTTCTTAAAGGTGCTGGCCTAGGAGTATCTAAGAAAACTTCAACTAACAATCTGGGTACCGAAGACACAGTTGATTTAAATAGTTTAGATGGTATGCCTTTAATGCTGGCTAACCCTGGTGATCAAACTGGAGATCACATAGGGTTTACAACTTCTGCCATGGGAGTTATCAGAGGTTCATTCCCTTCTCCTGATGACTTACTTAACCTAGCTCCTGTTCTTTCTGAAAATTTAGAAACAGATTCCTATGCTTTGATAGGACAAACTATCCTGCCCGTAGCTTATATTTTAGTTGAAAAGGGTGATGAGATAGTGTCAAATGAATTTATTACCAAAGACCATGTTCTAGACATCAGACCCTTCTTTAGAACAACAGAGCTTGCATATAACGAAAGAGCAGGACTTGCAGCGGCAACTCCTCAAATTTCTATAGCTAACCCTGTCGTGACGGAAGCTCATTTGGAGATGGCTAAATCAGAAATTTACAATGATTTAAGGAGAGAGGTTGTAAATAATAACAACGGTGGTAACGGTGATCCTGACCCAGATATTGAAACAGGTATCATAGCTGCGGGAGTAATTACTGGCGGGTTTGATTATGGTCCCGAGGGGGCTTTAATGCGTCAAAGAGCATTGCAAAATACTAATCTTGAAGACATGAAAACTAGTGTCATAGAAGAGTTCGGCTATTATCCTAACTCAGTAGAAGACATGCCCATGTGGGATCATGCAAGGTGGTATTTAGACAACCAGGGATCTTTTGGAACGCCAGCAGCGGCGGACTTTATTAATGTAGGAGATACTACATTTGTACGCCACGGGAACCCAGTCGCTGAACAGATGCCTCCCTGGAATGGTACAAAGAAGAATGGCTTCACGTCTAATCCTAATTTTAACGGTAATCTAGGTAACATGGGATGGGGTAAAGCGTTTAGATACCATAATCATAGGAGCAGTAATAAAGACCTTAATTCAGCATTCAAACATAATGAAATATTCTTTGTTTCAAAAAGAATTAATATGCCTGCTAATCCTGCATCTAACTACCATGTCAATGTTAATTTATTAAACTGTGTACCTTTAACGGATTTAGGTTCAAGAATGAATGATGCTCAAACTCATCAACAACCAGCAGGAATATGGGTTGTGAAGCATCCTAAGTACTTTATAATAAATGTTGCTTGGCCTAATGATGGGCTGTTTTCTAAGAAAAATAACGGTGACGAGTATGACGCTCTTGACGCAGGCAAGCCCTGGAAGAGTCGAAATTCTGCTAGGCAGTTTAGCGGGTTTATGCTTCCTTCTTTTGATTCGTCTCTCAATAACCTAGACGATGCTTACGACTATTATCTTTCTGTACTTCAGGATGATGTAATAAATAACAAGTCAGTAAATTATGAGGGGATGTTTAAACAGTCTAATATCGACACTAGCGACATTGAAAAGTACAACGCCATAACTCCTATTCTATACCCATCGGTTACTTGGGAAGTTATAGCATTGTCTAATAGCATGTACGCAAAAGGAATGGGGCCATCCGAAGAAGTTTCTACTTTAAGTATCAGAGACGGAAACTCTTACATTAATTTCTAAGCAGGATTAAGTGACGGGATTTAATTATTTAATATATAATGGATGTCGAACGGCAATCCTTCCCGGCTTTCAAAATCCTGTAGGGCCTTCTCAGCCGGGATCTAGCCCAGTCATTCTGGTGCCTTCAGAACCTAAACCTGCGTTCCCTGTTTTTATTCCCAACGGAGATCCTCCCGGCCCTGGAACTGGAGGACCAACCACTCCAAATCCCCAGTTCCCAGGCCCTGGAGGACCGTCAACAGGAGGTCCAACAACAGGAGGTCCCGCAGGTCCAACCACCACAGGTCCAACAACAGGAGGTCCCGCAGGTCCAACCACCACAGGTCCAACAGGTCCGTCAACAGGAGGCCCTGCGAAAATGTATCGATGCCAAGAGCTTAGGTTTATTTGCCCTGAAGATTTAGAAAAGCCGTTGGCTCAACAAAGGATAAGATCAATTCTTCGTAATTGCGTCGAGGAGTATCCGGGGCTAGGTCCAGGAGTTATTGCATCAGGGATGCAAGGAAACGAAGGATATGTTGTTGTTCTTGGAGGTCTTAAAACTCAACAACAATGCGCTCAATCTTGTGTCCCCGCTCAATCGGTGTTTTCTGTAACTTGTGGACCCTTGGGAGGTGGCGGAGGAGGTCCAGGTTCCGAACCTCCTCAGAATTATGTTAGACAAACTTTATCCGAGATAGAGATTAATCAACAAAATCAAAACACTAGCAATGGAAACGAAATAAGTGTTGACAAATCTCTACTTCCTAGGTTTCAAGCAAACTTGTATAGTAATGTTTATACTCCTACTCTTTATGATCCTCAGAAAAATTTCTTTAAGGTAGCTGTTACCACTGAAATACAAAGCTCAGTCAATAACTCTTATAGGAATGTGTTTAGACAGTCTGTGGCTAAGGAAGTTAATAGCTTGCTTCGTTATCAAAGCACTATTAATAGAGAGTGGGAAGAGACCGCTATTCAAAATCTAACTGATGAAAAACTAATATTTAGCTTAAACTCTAACCTAGTAGAAGCTTTCAACAATCTTAGAGACATAACAGGTAAAGTTATTGGGTTATCTTCTTTCTTAGAGGTTGTAAGAAAACATATTGTAACAGGCACTCTGAATGAGTTTAATCCTCAATATTACCTAAGAAGTTATCAGCTACAGAAGTCTAATAAATTTGTTAGCTTTGCTAAGTCTGAAAGTAAGAGTTCTAATGAATTATTCTCTCTACTATACTTAAAAGATTCAGAGTTCAATTTATCAAACACTCCTAGACAAGGACAAAAGTTAATTGAAATGGGAAGGTTTAGATTTTTAAACGAAGATCTAAATGTTTCTCTAGGGATAACAAAAGAAGATGGTTCCACAGTTGACTTGGCTGTCCCAAACGAGGGTATACCCATAAACTTCCTGGCTAGTAAAAGTTCTTCAACTCCTCCTAGCGTAGGGTCCCCAGAGTTACTAAACATAGGAGACGGAGGCGGTTACTATTTTGCGTCAAGAGTTCTTGATGATAATCAAATCCCGGTAGCTACCTCAAACTCTTCTAAAACATCCTACTACGCTCCTGCTTCAGTGAGATCGGCCCTACTAGAGGTTGTTGATTCTAGCTTTGAATACACGATAAAAGCAAAGTCTTTAGTTAGTAAGAATGAATTTGTTAGCGGCGACACAGGAACAAGCGTTTTGGAGCCTTTGTACTTTGGAGCAAACTTAGCTTCTGTCTCTAGCTTTTCGTTTAACAACGGAACAGTAGAGTCTTATTCCTCCACCTATTCTAGAATTACGGAACCGTCTAGTATTCAGCAGCATATAAATAACAACGCTCTTAGCATTCCTGAGGTATATTTAGACTACAGAGATCCTCTATATAGATACATTCTAGATGCTTCTTCTTTTGACATGGAGTCTAAAGATTTAAGTAATAAAGGATTTGAGTCTAACCCTGTTGTTTTAGGGGAAGACAACTTTGTAAAGAATATTCCATTTGCTTTTATAATTATTCCTAGTAAGGGTTCTAACTTCAATCCTTTTAATGGTAGGTCCACAGTGACTGAGATGTCGGATACTGTAACTAGGGAGATTACTCTTAGACCCCCTATCAATACTTCAATTTCTAAGGAAAAAAGCAACAACTTTGAATTCTATAATCTTTATAATGATGACGGGTCTAAAAGAATAGGCTTCAATGAAGAAGAAGATTTCCATAACTTTGGGTATCGATATGTCCCTAGCAACTATTATAATTCATTTTATTCTGATGGATCGGTATCAACCAGTTCTTCCCCTGTATCTTCTTATGGCTCCTCATATCTGGTGAAGGACGTATTGGATTTTATCAAA